AAAAATATAGGGGGGATTATTCTCCCCTATATCTAACTTAACTTAGTTTGGTCTTTGAAGTCTAAAGACGGAACGAAGCAAACAAAGGAAAATAAAAAAATGAGAACATTAAACGACTACTTTTTAACTGCTAGATTAGCTGACGTATCTGCTGCTAGTTCAGTTAACATTGCTGTACCTGATGATGGAAAAATTATTAAAATTATTTCTGTATTAGGTGGCGCAATCACAACAGCTAACGCTGCTGTAACAACTGCTGTAAATGGAACTACTGTAACAGGTGGTGGACTTACAATAGCTTACACAGACTCAGCTGCTGGAGATATTGATACTGCTGAACCAACAGCTGCTAACAATGTTTCTGAGGGTCAATACATAACAATTACATCAGATGGTGGATCTTCTACGACTCAACCATTAGATATAACTGTTGTTATTAGAAGATAATTATAGTGGGGATAGCAATATCCCCATTTAACTAGGAGAAAACAAATGGCTAAAAAGAAAAAAGAATTAAGTTTAGATGAAAGAATTGATAGTATCATTGAATTATTAGAAGATTTAAGATACGAACAATCAAAGAAAAAGGAGTGTGAGAATTGTGAAGATGATGACCACACAAATATTAACGATGAAGATGAGGAGAACGAATAATGTCAGGTAATAGCACAGATCCAGCTTTTGCAGTTGTATCAAATGAAAACGTTGCTTACACAGGAACAGCTGCGGCTAGCGCTGCATTTGCTTCTGGAATAAATCATATTAGAATTGCTGCAAGTACAGCTTGTTATTACAAAATAGCAGGAACACCGGTTGCAACATCTAGTGATACATATTTACCAGCTAACGTAATTGAGATTATCAGAGTAAATCCAGGTCAGAAAATTAGCTTTATACAAGTATCTTCTGGCGGAACTGCTTCTGTTAGTCAAATGTCTAAGTAATAAAATACATTTAGATAAGTTAGACTATGAGTAAGATAGTTGAGAAAGATGGTTTAATGACAACTACTTATCACTCAGATAGTGATAAAGTTGTTATTGAAAGAAATATAGATTACAAACCTATTGTTGAGCATAATAAAAAATTATACTCTCATAACAATGGTTACTCTAAGTCTAAAGATTTAAAAAGAGTTGCTTCTATTCCAACGTTAGTTTTAGAAATTTGGTCAAAAGAATACAATGGTAATTCAAATTGGTTTGCTTTGCCTTCTGATGTTCAAAAGAAAATACTAAAAAAAAAATTAAACAGTTCTGAATTTCAAATGTTTAGAACAGCACCAGGTAGATTATAATGGCTTTAAGTACATACGCAGAATTAAAAACAACAATTGCCAATTGGTTAAACAGATCAGATTTAACTTCTGAAATATCAGATGATTTTATTGTTCTTACTGAAGCAGACTTAAATGCTAAATTAAGAATACGTCAGATGCATGCGCAAACTACAATTACAATTGACGCTGAAACAGAAACAGTTCCAACAGGATTTTTACAAGTAAGAGATTTTTATATTTTAAGTAATGGGGCAAAGTTTCCAATGACTTTTATTTCCCCTGCACAAATGGATGCGGTTAAAGCATCTTCAACAACAGGCGTTCCAAGTTCATACACAATATTAGGTTCAACATTTAGATTTGCTCCAAGACCAGATTCAACTTATTCAGGAATATTAAATTATTATAAAAAATTTGATCCATTAACTTCAAGTAATACTTCTAATTATATTTTAGCAGATCACCCTGCTGTTTATTTATATGGTAGTTTATTTCATGCCGCTAATTTTTTAGGTGGATTTGATCCTAATCAAGTTCAACAATGGTCACAAATGTATCAAACAGCTTTAGAAAGAATTGAATTAAATGATAGAGAAGATGCTTATTCTGGATCACCATTACAAATTAGATCAGATGTTACAGTAGCTTCTCCATTTACAAGAAGATACGTTACAACAATAACAGAATAATCAATATGCAAGTACCTTTTGGTGAATGGTTACCAGATCAACCAGAACACTTGAATCCAGGTGCAAACGTTGCTAAGAATGTTTATTATGCTTTACAAGGTTACAAGCCATTTAAAAGTTTGGTTGCTTACAGCTCTAATACAATTTCAGCAGACGCTAGGGGTGCTGGTTCATTCAGAGATAATACTAATACTGTTTATAACTTTGTTGCAACTAACACTAATATTTATCAATTAGATTCTGGAACATTTACATCAAGAAAAGGTTCTTTGACTGGTGGCAATACAGATTTTTTTACATTCACACAATTTGGAAATTATATCATAGCAAGTAATGGAATAGACGCTCCTCAATATTATTTAATGGGAACATCTACAAACTTTGCTGCTTTATCAACTATTGCTACAGATGGAACTCCACCATTATTTAGAATGTCAGGAGTTATTAGAGATTTTTTAGTTACAGGAAACATATCTGGAGCAACAAATAGAATTCAATGGTCTGGAATAAATGATATTTCAACTTGGACAGAAGGTTCAAAGTCTGCAGATTTTCAAGATTTACCAGGTTCAGGCGGAAGAGTTGTAGGAATTACATCAGGGGAAATTGGTTATGTATTTAGACAAAACCAAATTATTCGTATGGACTATGTAGGTGGTGCAACTGTATTTAGATTATCAGTTATATCTCCAAACAGAGGTGCAGTTTATGGAAAAACTATTTGTCAAGATAATAGAAGAGTATTCTTTTATGCTGATGACGGATTTTTTCAAATAGATGGTGATAACGTAATTGCTATTGGAGCTGAAAAAGTTAATAGATTTTTTGATGGCAATTTAAACAAAGCATACACAGATAGAATTGTTGCAACAGTAGATCCGTTTAATCAATTAGCGATGTGGTTATATCCATCATCTAACAATACAAATAATACAACTGGTATTTGTGATAGGATTTTAATTTATAATTATGCAACTCAAAAATGGTCTTTAGCAGAAGTTAGTGCTAGCCAAATATTTTCTCAGTTTGTTGGCGCTTATACAGTTGAATTAATGGATATTATATCTCAAGACTTAGATGATATTAATATTGCATTAGACACAGATTTCTGGTCTGGTGGACAGTTGTATTTAGGTGCAATTGATAGTAACTATAAAGCTGCTATCTTTTCTGGAAATCAATTAGAAGCAGAAATAGAAACATCAGAGTTTGAAATATTTCCAGGAGCAAGAGCAAATATAACCGGTGTAAGACCAGTAGTAGATGCTACAGCAACAGTTACTCTTAAAACAAGAGAGCGTCTTGCAGATGATATTACACAATCTAGTGTATCTACTATGACAAATAGTGGTATTAATCCTGTAAGAAAATCAGGAAGATATGTTAGAGCTAATATTAAAGTTGCTTCAGGTACAAATTGGCATAATGCACAAGGTGTAGATTTTGTTGCAAGTAAAGCAGGATATAGATAATGGTAGATGTTATTGAAAAAGATATAGATAATGTTAGGTATTCATTTGAGACACAAGAATATTTTCAAAGACAGATTGAAGAAGCGGTAAATACATATATAAATAAATTTAATACAGAAAACGATAAAGTTTTCTCATGGTTCTTAGGAGATTAATATGGCAGGAATAAAAGATTATAGTTCAACAGCAGGTAGTAATACATCAATAGGTGGAATTAGTATTGCTGAAGGAATGTTACCTTCAAATATCAATAACGCATTTAGAGGTTTAACAGCTGATATTAGAGAATGGTATAATGATTCTCAATGGGTTATTTATGGAGACGGAGATAGTACATTTACTATTGCTTATGCTTCATCAACTTCATTCACAGTATCTGGTGTAGATGTTACAAGTTTTTATCATGTTGGTCGTAGAGTAAAAGCAATCGGTTCTTCTACAGGAACTATCTACGGAACAATTAGTGCAACTACATTTTCAACTAACACAACTGTAACAGTAACTTGGGATAGTGGTTCATTATCTAATGAAACTATTACAATTTATCTTGGTGCTTTATCTAAAACAAATGATTCAATACCAGAACTAGTAATTACTAATGCTAAGATTTCTGCATCAGCAGCAATTGATGTAAGTAAAATAGGTGGTGGTGCAGTATCAAGTACAGAATTTAATTATCTTGATGGAGTTACATCTGCAATACAAACTCAAATAGATTCTAAACAAGCTACAATTACAGGTGGCGCTACTACAATTACATCAGCAGATTTAACAGCAAGCAGAGCTTTAGCTTCAAATGCTTCTGGTAAGGTTGCTGTAACTACAGTTACATCTACAGAATTAGGTTATGTATCTGGAGTAACAAGTGCTATTCAAACTCAATTAGATGCAAAGCAAGCAACGATTACTGGATCAGCAACTACAATTGATACAGAATCTTTAACAGCTTCAAGAGCAGTTATATCTAATTCATCTTCAAAGATTGCAGTATCTGCAACTACTGACACAGAACTAGGATATTTAAGTGGAGTAACTTCTGCAGTTCAAACTCAATTAGGAACTAAACTAACAAATTCAAATAATTTATCAGACGTATCTTCTACATCTACTGCAAGAACTAATTTAGGATTAGGAACTATTGCAACTCAAAATGCAAATAACGTTGCTGTAACTGGTGGAACAATTACAGGATTAGGTGATCCTTCATCTACATCTGAAGCCGCTACTAAAAACTATGTTGATAATTTAGTTGCTGGACTTAGAACAAGAGCTGTTGCAAGAGTTGCTTCTACTACTAACGTAGCTATATCTTCTGGATTAGAAAACGGTGATACATTAGATGGTATTACATTAGTAACAGGAAATAGAGTTTTATTAAAAGATCAATCTACTGCATCTCAAAATGGTTTATATACTGTTGTAGCTTCAGGTGCTGCTTCAAGAGATACAGAGTATGACACAATATCAGAATTAGCTGGACAATTAATTTTAGTATCAGAAGGTTCTACTCATGCTGACGATTTATTTTTATGTACTACAGATACAAGCGCTACACTTGGTTCTAGTACAATTTCATACACACAAGTATTTCCAAGTTCAGGTGGTACAGTAACTTCAGTAGCAGTAGCTGATTCAGGATCTTCAGAATTT